CAGCCCATGTGGGCTGGCTGCCTAGGTAGTGTGCCTAGGCTCACTTCGACCCTATAGTAAGTGAAATGGGATCGGTTGTAGATATGTCCAGGACCCGAACGCGTTCGCGCTCGTATTATAATGCAAACTACTCGCATTATAAGAATGACTACACCCCCGTCTATAACTACGGCGGGGAAGTAGGCATTCATTCCTGGTATGAAGCAATCACGGATGAAACTACTCCGGGATTCCGAGAGCATATTGGTCCTTTGCCTTCACATGATCTTTCGATCTATAAAGCAAAGGGCTATCCCATACGTTTTAATGGGACTCATACCATACCAGGCTTTCTTCATGAAAGATGGTGGTATGATGATTATGCTCCTCAGGCTGCTCTTACTGATTGTAAGAATAGCGCTATACACATCTACAATGCCCTTCCGATTTGGGGTTCTTTGGAAACGGACGCCCTTAACAAGGCTAATCCGTTTGCAAACCCTAGCGTCGACCTTGCGGTTGACGTTCTCGAACTCCGAGATTTCCCTTCAATGCTTAAGCATTTGGGAGATATTTTCGGGTCTTTTGAAAAGAAGCAGACAAGGCTGATGACTCAGCGACTGTCTGAACTTCCTATCAATATCGAGTTCGGTTGGGCGCCTCTGATACGAGACTTCGTAAGGTTGTATGACTATCTCAGACTTGTCAATGACAGGCTTGAGAGAATCAACCGTTTAGGTTACAGCTTTTCGTCTCATGGTGTGAGACTACGTAACCAAACGTGGACCGAAACTGCCAACTATGGCCAGTTCGGTCTAAACTTTACGCGTCGAACAATTTCGACTGCTGTCTCATGGGCCGTATACACTGCCAGGTTGAATCCTGGTGAGGGTATCGGATTCCAGCCACCGACTTGGAACGATGCATTCGACGCAGTGTACAACACTAACGTCGACTACAAAGCTCTATGGCAAGCTTTACCATGGAGCTGGTTCCTGGATATGTGGGCCAACGTTAGCGACTACTTAGAAGCTAATCGTCATGGCACCGCTATCCAAGTTCGGGATCTTAACATTATGTATAATGTTAAGACGACTCAGGAGTGGACTTCTACTCCTCCGTCTGGCGTATCAGTGAAGGCCGGTAAGTTTACTGCGGAATCGAAACTCCGCAAGTACATACCAATCCCTAGTCCCCAGCTTGCATTTAAGAACTTTATGTTCTCCAATGATATGGAGAGCACGCTGGTGAACCTCACTTTCCCTTCGCTCGTAGGACAATTGACCGGTATCGCTACCGAGATAAAGTCCGCCCGATGACTTAGGGATCACTTACTGTACACTCACTTATAGGCCCGTCTGAGCCTTGTGTGTGTGAATCAGACTCTCGCACTCTGTGAGGGTCTGACTAACCCTTATGGAGAACTTATCATGTTTTCTGACACCATCACCCTCGATTTCGCGGGTACTGGCGACCTTGTCCTCAATAAACGTAAAGAGGGCAACTATTCGTCTGAATACTTCGGGACTGTTGGCGATGTTGACATCATCATGTCAATCAAGCACACTTTCCCAAAGACCAGGGGTTCTGGGACTGAGTCGCACCTTGTGCGATTCGATCTCACCGAGTACGACAGCACTACCGGACTTATTGTTCGGCAAGCTAGTACTTGGAGAGTCTTGGCTACCAATTCTGGCCGTCAAGACTCTACACAGATGGGGAATCTTTACGACGCCCTATCCATGTTCCTGGATTCGACGAATGTCGGAAGTCTGCTTAATGGGGCAGCCTGAGTCAGCAATAGCCGTTGTGCTATTTGCTGCCTTGTGCTGCCTTGCTCTTTATCTCACACGTGAGTAAGAGCTAAGCACCGACAGCTAGTTGGTGGTGCAGATATTTACTCTAGGAGTAAGTACCATGCATAACCATCAGAAACATGATGTTACTGGTCCACTGAAGGCTCTCTTACGAGATCTTCAATGGAACTTGCCATGTGACATCATGGATGCTGTTGGACTTGATATCGATACCATTGGTGATCTTTCGAGACACCATGGACATCGAATCACGATGGTTGATCTTCCCAAACTTGGGAAGTTATTCGACCATGCTCTGACCACGGGATTCTTCCCTTGGTCAGAGTATCCAACATTGCTTCGTTATTCCAAGAAGGCCAGGACAGACGCCGTTGGCGTGCTATCCCGTCTTATTGGACTAACCTTTCGATCTGCACCTTCTGGTGCAATCATCGATGAACCAGACCCAATGTTAGTTCGATCCACTCGGGCTTTCTTGTTTCTATTTAAGAAAGTTCGCGAGGATTGCCCTGACAATGTAGTAAGGAGATCGCACCATGAGTTCTTTGAACTCGATGCTGCGCTTCGCCCTCCGTTCCTTGATTGGAATTGGACTGGCGAAGGTGAAAGTCCCAGTTTTGCTAGTTTTCCTAGCTTTGCTGGTGATTCCCACTCTGATCCTCACCTCGATAAGCTTTGTGGTCTTCTTGACCTATTAAGCTGGTACATCGTACCACGAGATGAAGTTCTCATCGATGATGTGATCGGAAAGCATGGACCCGGCAGGGTGTCTGACCTCAAGAAAGGACAGGATAAGTACCTGTTCCCAACATGGGGAAAGAGGTTATCAAGATGTTTTCCACCTGCTCTAATGATTTCTCATTGGGGCGAAATTGAACAGGAGTTTCCTGATCATTGGGGTGGAGAACCTTGGGCGAAGCTTATTGCTGTACCCAAGACTCTTGATAAACCGAGGCTTATAGCCTCCGAACCGACTGCTAATCAATGGTGCCAACAGTCCATCTTACAATGGATTCGTAGACACATGACGACTGTTGCTAATATGGTTATTGACTTCCATAGTCAAGAGCCATCTAAGCAAGCAGCTTTGGAAGCATCGAAAGCCAATAGTGGCATAGCCACTGTTGATCTTTCCTCTGCTTCTGATCGTCTCTCGTGCTGGACGGTGGAACGGTTCTTCCGCAGTAATCCAAGTCTTTTGGAATATCTGTGGTCGTCTCGTACCGCTGTTGTCAAGTCCGAGTTGATTGGCAAGTCCGCCTTGATGCATAAATTTGGTGCTCAAGGCGCTGCAACAACTTTCGCTGTCCAATCCCTCGTTTATGCAGGTTGTGCTCTTGCAGCAACTCTGTATGCTCGAGGTTTTGGCGGAAAGTTTCGACCAACTATGGCTGATATCACATCAGCCACGGTCGATGTACGGGTCTTCGGGGATGATATCATTGTCCCCGAGGAGTCACTGGCATACCTTTGGATACTCCTTAATCACCTTCAGTTGAAGGTGAACATGGATAAGACTCACCATGTTGGAGTATTCCGCGAATCTTGCGGTATGGACGCTTTTGCAGGAGAGGAGGTAACCCCTCTTTATCTTGCAGACGTTTCACCAAAGGTAAGTTCTCCTACTGGTGTAGCCTCCTGGGTGTGCGTTAGTAATAATGCACATCAGATGGGTTACTGGAACTTATCCGAATGGATGATGAACCAGTTGCCCAAGGGATGGTTGTCTAAGACAGTCATCTCAAGGCATATACAACCAGGGGTCTCGTTCTTCACCTACACAAACGGCACCTTTACTTCCGCTAAGTCGCGTTGGAATAAAGACCTCCAACGCACGGAACATAAGGTTATTGCCGTTAAAGTTCGTGTAAGTGTGAAGGGTCGAGCTGGATGGTCAAACCTGACTCAGTTCTTTACTGAGAATCCTGGTACCCCAGACTATCTGGAATATCTGGATCGCCGGTTGCGAGCCGGACTCGGGTTTGTGGACCATCACCGTGTCAAAGTGACGACACGGTGGGAGTCGCTCACGCTGTGAAGCGTTGGCAAGCTGCATGAATAGCAGCAGGAGTT